GAGTGTGGATATTGGAGCCACTTCTTTGAACGGTGGAGCGGTAAAGACTGGGCTGGTGACTTCTTCGAGTTAGGTTCCGATGTAGAGAAACTACCGGCCAAAAAGGAGAAGTAATGGTTCTAACAGGAACAGAAGTAACTGGCGATATTGTAGCAGCAAAGAGTTGGCTACAAAAGCATGAGCGTTTGATAATTGTAGTATTAGTGCTAGGGTTGTTGACATTTGCTACTCAGAAGACTTTCGATGTAATTGCTAATCGTGATAAACAACAAGCAGCAGTTGCTGCACAAACGTTAGCCGCACAAGTTCAAAAAGATCAGCAACTGAGCCAAGCCGTAGCAGCATCGACGGCACAGTATCAAGCGTTGGTTACGTCATTGTCGCAGCAGAATAGTCAGTTAATCAACAGCGTGCAAGCTCGAAATAGCGTATTAAATACGCAGCAAACTACAGACAAAGTGCTCACACAGCCTCAGTTGGCAACACGATGGCTAACCTTGATCAGTCAACAAGCCGGTGTCTTAGACAATGGGCAAACGATTGAAGTAACGCATGACGCCGCTTTGGATACCGTCCTACAACTAGAGCAAGTCCCAGTATTGACCGCCAATCTAAATGATGGCAAAGTAGTTCTACAGAACACGCAAGACGAATTGGCATCTGCTAATCAAGTGATTGTGATTCAGAAGGCCGATATTGATGGGTTGAATCAGCAGTTGACAGACCAGAAGAAAGCTGATACAATAGAAATTGAATCAGTAAAGGCGCAAGCTCGGAAGTCAAAGCTCAAGTGGTTCGGCGCTGGCCTAGTCGTTGGATTCATTGGGGGCAAGGTATGGTAAGTTTTGCCCGTACTTGGTTCCAATGGTATATAATGATGCAATAAATGATGTATGTAAATCAGTTTAAATGTGGGTTGGCAGCTCAATCGGGAGAGCAATTCCCTTGCACGGAAAAGGTTGCAGGTTCGATGCCTGTCCGATCCACCAAAACTCAAGAGCCATTAACTCAATTGGTAGAGTGCTTGCCCTACAAGCAAGATGTTCTAGGTTCAAGTCCTAGATGGCTAACCACATTACTCCCGTTTCGTTTAATGGTAGGACCGTTGGCTTTGACCCAACAGGCTGATGTTCGATTCATCACGCGGGAGCCAACAACACAAGGATATTGACCAAAGAGTTGATGAACAAATGCAAGATAGAAACTTGCGAGTAGATTACCTTTAAGCGGGATTAGTGTTAATGGTAGCACGTCAGTCTTCCAAACTGAAAGTATCCGTTCGACTCGGATATCCCGCTCCAAACTTTGAATTGGCGACACATGCCTAGTCCTTTGGACTAAAGTTGCGTGACACGGGTGAGAGAACTCGACCAAATTTAACGCTAGTATAGCTCAGAAGGTTAGAGCGCCTGATTTGTAATCAGGGGGTCGCAGGTTCAATTCCTGCTGCTAGCTCCACATTCATCTCGTTGTATTTATATAACGGCCCCCCTTCTTTCGGGAAAGGGATTCGCGGGTGTAAGCTCAACTGGAAAACTGTCGGTCTCCAAAACCGAACTTGCTAGTTCGAACCTAGCCAGCCGCGCCAAATTATAAAGAGGTAATAATGGAACTTAGTGACAACGGAGCAAAGCTTATAGCAACGTTTGAGGGGTTAAGATTATTCCCTTACAACGACACGCGACAGTATGCGACCATCGGGATAGGGCATTTACTGCATCCATCTCCGGTGACTCAGAATGACGCTCCCATTACTGAGGCCGAAGCATACATACTTTTCAAGCACGATTCACAGTGGGCACAACAAGTAGTAGAATACATGGTTCATGTCACCTTAAATCAGAATCAGTTCGATGGACTTGTATCTCTCATCTTTAACATCGGTGCTGGTAACTTTGCAAAATCACAAGTTCTTGCTCTGATCAACTCAGAAGATTTTGCACAAGTAGGCGCACATTGGGTTCTCTATAACAAGTCAGCAGGAAAGGTATTAGAGCCTCTGACTCGAAGACGGCAAGCGGAGCTAGACCTATTCAACAAACCAGTAACGCAGTAAGCAGTAAGTAGTAATTTGACCCCCAACCAGATTATAGGTTGGGGGTTGTTTTCTATTTGAAAGGCAGTCGGTACATAATACGGGGAAAATTAAATAAATGAAGGAATGGAGTAATCTGGCGCGTATTGTATACCGCCGAACATACGCAAGGAAAGATTCTGGAACGTTAGAAAACTGGGAACAAACGGTAGAACGGGCCATTATGGGGAATGTCAAGGGGAGAAATGTCTCGGAAGCCGAGATAAAAGAGTTACTAAGATTGGCCAATGAGCGCAAGGCCGGTCCAGCAGGACGAGGATATTGGTTTTCAGGCACACCTGCGCACACTCGATTTGGAGGAGCAGCCTTAAACAGTTGCTGGTTTGTTACATCGGAAGATTGGAACAATTTTGTAATAGCACAAGATTTGCTTATGTTAGGTGGAGGAGTCGGTTTAAGTGTTGAACAGCAATTTAGCAGAAATCTTCCTAAAGTTAAGAAAGATGTAGTAGTAATTCATAAACCAACGAAAGATGCTGACTTTATTATACCAGATAGTAGAGAAGGGTGGTGCGAATTAACGAGACGTGTATTGGAAAGTTATTTCGTAACCGGAAAGTCGTTCTCATACTCAACAGTGTGTGTCCGAGGGTATGGGGAATCAATAGCCGGATTTGGCGGCACAGCGTCCGGTCCTTTACCATTGGTAAAATTTATAGGAATCTTGTGTGCTATTCTACTTAATAGAGTAGGCAAACAGTTAAGGCCTATAGATTGTGCTGACATACTAACGGCAACGGGTGAAATGGGTGTAGCAGGAAACGTTAGACGTTCGGCTATTATCATTCTTGGTGATTGTTGGGATAAAGAATACTTGAAGGCTAAGAGATGGGACTTAGGAGCAGTCCCTACACACCGAAGTTGCGCTAACTATTCCGTAATTTGTGAGGACATTCAAGACGTTCACCCTTTGTTCTGGAAGACCTATGAGCACGGAGAGCCGTTTGGATTAGTAAACCGTGCAGCCATGCAGAAATATGGCCGGATGGGAGAGTTGAAGCCGGATACAGCTATAGGAGTTAATCCTTGCGGAGAAGCAACACTAGAGAATGGGGAGCCATGTAATCTAACAGAGATGGCCCTATGCAACATGCAATCCGAAGATGAGTTTGTGAAAGCATCCAGGCTGATGCAACGGTATTCCAAGCGTGTGACCATGGAGCATTACCACCATCCACTGAGCGCCAGCGTTATTGAGCGCAATCGACGGACTGGTAATGGAATCACCGGGTGCCTAGCGTCACCGCTATTTGTTCCAGAGGTTCTTGATAAAGCGTATACAGCAATTCAAGAAGAAGACTTATTATATTCGAAAGAATTAGGAATTCCTATTAGTAAACGAACTACAGTTGTGAAGCCTTCTGGAACTATGAGTAAAGTTTTGGATTGCGATGGGTACGAGGGTATTCATGCAGCATATAGTAGGTACATCATTCAACGTATACGAGTGGCGTCCAACGATCCATTGCTGCCTAAATTGAAAGCAGCCGGTCACCATGTAGAACCTGTGATACGATTTGATGGGACAATTGATCCACAAACAATGGTGGTTGACTTTTATGTCGCTGCCCTTGATGGATCGCCGGTAGCAGATGAGGATTGGGATACATGGAGACAGTTAGACGTGCTCAAAATGTCGCAGAAGCATTGGGCTGATCAAAGTGTATCCGTCACGGTCTATTACAAGAAAGAAGATATACCCCAATTGAAGGAATGGTTAGACAAGAACTTACCCTATCTGAAATCGATTAGCTTTCTATGTCACAGTGACCACGGCTTCAAACAAGCCCCAAAGGAGCCTATTACTGCGGAACAGTATGACAAGCTATCACGCAAAATTAAACCCATTGATTTTGAAGATGTAGGGGACGGTCAAATGATTGACGGGATAGAATGCGCTGGAGGTTCTTGTCCCATTAGATAAAAACTTAATACAAATAAA